AAGATAGTTGGCAACACATGGTCGGTGTAATTTGTCTTAATCAAGTTGATAGACGACAAACGAAACCTGTTCTAAAAGAGTTTTTTGAACAATGGCCCACTGCTGGGCTTTTACTTTTTGCAACTGTAGACGAAATTGCAGAAGTATTGAAACCACTAGGTATGCAAAATGTTCGTGCTAAACGTATTTGGAAAATGAGTCAACAATGGCTTGATTGGGATGGTGAAGATGCTACAGAGTTATGCGGTATTGGTAAGTATGGTAGTGATAGTTACAGAATTTTCTACAAAAACAACATTCCTAATGATGTAGAAGATAAAGAACTAAAACGGTATATTGAAGAAGAAGTATATGCTTGACATTTATAACAATGGATGTTATACTTGTATATAATAAATTATTCTGTGAGGACAAATGAGTACTTATATTTTAGTAGATACAGCAAATACTTTTTTTAGAGCTCGACATGTTGTACGTGGCGACTTAGATACTAAAGTAGGTATGGCACTACATATTACACTTAATGGTGTTAAGAAAGCATGGACTGACTTTGATGCAGATCATGTTGTGTTTTGCTTAGAAGGACGCAGTTGGCGCAAGGACTATTATGAGCCTTACAAGCGTAATAGACAAGAAACTCGAGATGCAATGACTCCTACACAGCAAGAAGAAGACACTGTGTTTTGGGAAATCTTTGACGAGTTTAAAAACTTTGTTAGTGAAAAGACTAACTGCACTGTTATGCGACATCCGCAACTAGAAGCAGATGATTTGATTGCAGGCTGGGTACAAGCACATCCGAACGACGATCATGTTATTATTTCAACTGACGGTGACTTTGCACAACTTATTGCTCCTAATGTAAAACAATATAACGGTGTTAGCAATACAATTATTACACACGAAGGTTACTTTGACGATAAGAAAAAGCAACCTGTAATAGATAAAAAGACAGGTGAACCTAAGCCTGCACCTAATCCAGAATTTATGTTATTTGAAAAATGTATGCGTGGCGACACAAGTGACAATGTGTTCTCTGCTTATCCAGGTGTGCGTAAAAAAGGCACTAAGAACAAAGTAGGACTAATCGAAGCTTTCGAAGATAAAGAAACTAAAGGCTTCAATTGGAATAATATGATGCTACAGCGTTGGGTAGATCACAACGGTGAAGAACATCGTGTACTAGACGATTATAATCGTAATGTAACACTATGTGACTTGTCTGCACAACCTGCAGAAATTAGAGAGATAATTAATAATACTATTGCAGAAGTAGAACCTAAAGATATATCACAGGTTGGTATGCGTCTTATGAAGTTCTGTGCTAAATGGGATATGCAACGTATTGCAGATCAGGCAGCATCTTTTGCACAACCATTACAAGCGAGGTATCCTAAATGATTAAAACAAAAACAATTTTAAAAGATAAATTTTGGATTCTTGAAGATGAAGGTGTTCGAGTTGGTACATTAAGTGTTTCTGAAGATAAATTTATGTTCAGTGGGCCGCAAGGTACAAAATATTTCGATAGCGAACGTGCATTAACAAAAACTTTTGGCAAGGGAGTTATAATTAATGAGGTTCCTGTAGAAGAAAATAAAACAGTTAAAGATAAAGAAGTATATGGATATCCGACAAGTACTGCACCGTTTAATCCGTTACTAGATGTGCAACGTAAACTACCATTGTTTACTAAAAGTAAAAAATCTAAAAGTTTATATTGTGCAGGTTATTATATAATACATTTTGATAAAGGTTGGGTTAAATCATTTTGTCCTAAACTAATTACTATAGAACGTTATGAGTTTAAAGGACCATTTAAAACAGATATTGAAATGCGTACAGCACTGAGTAAAGCAAATGCAAAATGATCCTTTAAATACTGCTCCTATCCAGCAATTTATTATGCAGGTAAAAAATGCTGATTTAAGTAATTCTAAAGAAGTAAAACTAAGTATTACACAAGCAAAGAACTTAGCCTACACACTAGGAACTGTAATGGCTAGGTTAGAAGGCGATCTCGAAAGATACGTAAAGGAAAACTCCGGCAGCGGAACTGTAGAAGTACAGCTAGACGGCGGAACAGGCTGGAAATAAACTACGTAGATAACTGCAAAAAGAGATAAATATATGCGTATATAATTAAGGAGTACGCATATGAGTAGGCCTAAACCAACCGTATTGCTAGAGCATATAGATAAGAAAACATATAGGGCAGAACAAGTTTTAGACGCTGAAGCTATTTGGGCAGTGTTTTATAATGGCAAGCCTTTTAATCTAAAGAGCTTGAACTCTATTACAAACTATCCCGGACCTAAATATAAAAAAGTTTCTTTCTCTAATCCCGGACACGCACATAACTTAGCATCTAAATTAAACGACATGTTTAATACAAACGATTTTGCGGTATATAAGTTAACAGCAGGTGAATTAGAAACAGAAGAATGAACTGGAAAGAAACATATACTAAAATATTTTTAAATCAATTAGGAAAAACTTCAAACGATATTACAGTAAAAGAGTACTTTCCTTTATGGTGGAAAAATACTAGAGAAAATGGAGGACTTCGTTTAACTGACGAAGGCTTTGATATTCTCACAGAAATTGAACTAGCAACATATGAAGTTCCGTTCCCTAGAGATATGACTCTTACTACTCAAGTAATTATATTTTTAGACAAATTTATCGATTGTCCTTATTATCTTACCAACCGTGCAATACATGTAACGAGCGAAAAGAAAGCAATGGAATTGCACCTTTTTAGCGGAGATTTACGTAAATATGGTTTAACCAAAGCCATGAATCGTCAAGAAAAACCAGAATAAACATCCAAAAAAGGTTGACTTTCATCCTAATTGAGCGTATTATATATACATAGTTAGAAATAACTTACGCACTGATATATGATAGATGAGGAATACAAAATGGACAATGTAGCAATTCGCACTGTAAGCCCTAACAAGGCAAAAACTAGCATTACACATGCTATGAAAAAGAAACGCCCAATCTTCCTTTGGGGACCTCCGGGCATTGGTAAGTCTGAAGTAGTTGAACAAATTACTAACAGTCTTTCAAATTCACACTTAATTGATATTCGACTATCACTTTGGGAACCTACAGACATTAAAGGTATTCCATATTTTGATAGCAATTCGGGCACTATGGTATGGGGTGCTCCGAGCGAACTTCCTTCGGAAGAATTCGCAAAACAGTTTGATCATATTGTTTTGTTCTTAGACGAAATGAACTCTGCGGCTCCTGCTGTACAGGCAGCGGCTTACCAACTTATTCTTAACCGTCGTGTAGGACAGTACAAACTGCCTGACAACGTAATGATTGTAGCGGCTGGTAACCGTGACGCTGACAAAGGTGTTACATATCGTATGCCAGCACCGTTGGCAAACCGTTTTGTTCACTTAGAACTTGCTGTATCGTTTGACGACTGGTTTGAGTGGGCAGTTAATAACAATATTCACAAAGACGTTGTAGGTTTCTTACAGTTTAGTAAGAAAGACTTGTACGACTTTGATCCTAAGAGCCCTTCACGTTCGTTCGCAACACCTCGTTCTTGGACTTTTGTAAGCGAACTATTAGAGGACGAACTTGATACTGAAACTACTACTGATCTAGTAAGTGGTTCAATCGGTGAAGGTCTTGCTGTAAAGTTTATGGCACACCGTAAAGTAGCGGCTTCAATGCCCAACCCTACTGACATTTTAGAAGGTAAGGTTAAGGAGTTGAAACAAACAGAAATCAGTGCAATGTATTCCTTGACTGTTTCACTCTGCTACGAACTAAAAGAAGCGTCTGACGCAAACGATAAAAAGTTTGACGACAAAGTTAATAACTTTTTACGCTTCGCAATGGACAATTTTGAAACTGAGCTAGTTGTAATGGGTGTTAAAGTTGCACTTACTCAGTATGCATTGCCCATTGATCCAGACGAAGTGGAATGCTTTGATGAATTCCACGATCGTTATGGTAAGTATATTAAGGCAGCACAACAGTCTTAATATGGTGTGTGGGTTCGAGCGATCCCTTCAAAATCGCTCATTTTTTCTTGACAAACCCATTAAATAATAGTATACTATATGTATAGAAACTAGCAAAGAGAGTAGGGCAAATGGCAGACACGAAAAAAACAGCAAGTAAACTTAAAAATTGGGCTCCAGATCCAAATATTACTCCTGAACAACTAGAAGAAATGCGTGTTGAAGTATACGACCGCATTATTGTTGCACGAGTAGGTTTGCTACTACGTCATCCTTTCTTTGGTAATATGGCAACTCGGTTGCGTATTTTGGCAGCAGATGATTGGTTACCTACTGCCGCAGTAGATGGTCGAAACCTTTACTACAATACACAGTTTTTTAATGCAATGAATAATAAAGAAATTGAGTTTGTTGTTGCACACGAAATTTTGCATATGGTATTTGATCACTTAGGGCGTAGAGAAGATCGCAATCCAATGTTGTACAACATTGCCGCAGACTACAAAGTAAATAATTTGTTAGTACGTGATCGTATTGGTTCTGTACCTAGCATTGTAGACTGCTTCCAAGATTTTCAATACGAAGCAGACACCTCTGAAGAAATTTATGATAAACTTTTTGAAGATGCAAAACAGCGTGGTCAGGAACTTCAAGAACTGCTAGATCAATTAGACAACGAAGGCGAAATGCTAGACGAGCATCTCGATGACGGAGACGGTAGCGGCGATGAAGGCGAAGAAGAAAAAGATTCGAACGGTAACAATGTAAGCAAGAAACGTCCTAAGTATTCTAAAGAAGAACTTAAAAAGATACGTGACGAAATCAAAGAAGGCATGATGACTGCCGCACAGGCAGCAGGTGCAGGTAATACACCAGGTGAGGTTTCTCGTTTAATCCAACAGTTAACTGAACCTAAAATGAATTGGCGTGAAATTCTACAGCAACAAATTCAATCAACTATTAAAAATGATTTTACTTTCCAACGTCCTAACCGTAAGGGTTGGCATACTGGTGCAATTCTTCCAGGACAGAATTTTGACGAAACAATTGATATTGCTGTAGCACTTGATATGTCAGGATCAATTGGTAACTCACAAGCACAAGATTTCTTAGGTGAAGTAAAAGGCATTATGGATCAATATGCTGACTATAATATTAAAGTTTGGTGTTTTGATACTAAGGTATACAATGAACAAGATTTTACAGCAGACGGCGGTGAAGACTTGCTTGACTATGAAATTATGGGCGGTGGCGGAACCGACTTTATGGCGAACTGGGAATATATGAAAGAAACAGGATATGTTCCTAAGAAGTTCATTATGTTTACAGACGGCTACGCTTGGGATAGCTGGGGTGACGAAGACTACTGTGATACAGTATTCTTAATTCACTCGCACCATGATAAAAATGTACAGGCGCCGTTTGGTACTACTGTACGCTACGAGGAAGCTAGTGCCACATAAACTAAAAGAACCAAATCCTTTAAATTTATTCGAAGCAAGAAAGTCTAAAGTACTTGCACCTTACTTCGATTATATAGCCATTCCTTATACCTATAACCTAGAGGAATCGTTAAATAAATGGATAGTTAAACATTTAAAAGGAAGGTATTACGTTGGAAGGACAATCGATGTACTACCACAAACTAACAAGGTAGAAACACTAATGAAAGTAGGATTTGAAGATTCAAAAGAAATGAGCTACTTTATGTTAGCGTGTCCACTTTTAAAGTACAAATAATTAAGTACGCATATATAATTATACACAAGGAGAAAACTTATGGCTGATGAAAATACAAAAGCACCAGAAGCAGAAGTAAAAACAGATGCACCTGCACAAGCATCTACACAAGCACCTGCAGAACTAACTGTGCAAGATTTAAATGCTATTAAACAGATTATCGATGTAGCAAGCTCTCGAGGAGCGTTTAAAGCAAACGAAATGGCAGTAGTTGGTACAACGTATAACAAACTAGAATCTTTCTTAGGTGCAGTTCAAGCGCAACAAGAACCTAAAAAGGAAGAACCTAAAGGAGAGTAATTATGGCTCTAAAACATGTAGGCCGCATTGCGGCAACTGGTAAAAAAGTAGCAGTAGCATATAGAGTAATTCCTGGTGATCCAGATTACTGTTTAGTTATTCCTACACAAGCACTTGAGGCAGCACAACATGACGATGTTATGAAATGCTTAGAATCAAACGCAGG